GACCATCCCCAGGCCTCCACATCCTATTAAGCAAATATCGGGCTCGCTCGCGACAACTTTTTCAACAACATATTTGACCGCTTCTTCCCACGTATCCCCCACAGGCCATGTCGCCTTTCCGAGTGCAGTCGCCGGCGCATATCCAGTCTTTACAAAGCTCCACGTTGTTGCAGAATAATCTATTATGTCCCAGATCCCCTCACGCTGTACTTGGCTTCGCATCGTTTCTGTGAAACTACTTACAACACATACACGTTTTCCAGCGAGATGCTGCGTCCAACGCTTATCGGGGGCGACGTAATAGGGCTCCAGGCTTCGTAGCGGTGTGCGGAAACTGTTTTTCGCGGCATACGTATCAAGAATAGATATTTCCATCGGCACAAGAGGTTTATACCAGCCCGCTGCACCGCCGTCCATGACCTCTAGAGCATCCACATAGGCAGCGCACCAACGATCGATACTTTCATCGGAATCGGGGAAGATTCCCGCATTGCGTTGAAGCTGTTGCCGAAGCCGCCCCGTATAGGGAGTACTGAGTCCATTACGACGCCTGAGATGCCAGAAATGTAAGACTTCCGTCTCGATCGTCCCATTCCGCCCTACAAAAAATGGTTTGCCGGCTGTAAATAACCCACAGATTTGTTCTGCGCCTTTCACAATATCCATTATTCCTACTGTATGCAAAGAGCCTTAGGTTTCTGGATTCCAAGGGCCGTCACGCCAAGGATTCCAACGACGTCCATCGGGCATGATGCGATTTGGGTCGCCGCCGAGCATTATACCCTGTGGCACGGGGGCAGGCACGGGCTCAGCAACAGGCTCAGGCGCAGGTGTAACAACGGGCGGCGGCGTATCAAGCGCTTCCTCAAACTCCATCACGACCTCGTCGCCGTGTGCGAGAACAATATTCGCCGGCTCCGTGACCACCACATCAAATGCGACTTCATAGTCTCCGAGTGCGGCCAAGGGGATAAGAAGCGTATCGCCTTGGCGAATAACGGCAAGGCGCGTGAGTGCAGATTCCAGTTCCTCCTTTGCATCCACCGCGTAGAATGCGGAATCATGCGGGCGTAGGACGATGCGCGTTGCGGCTGGGAAAGCCTCGTCGGTTAGCCAATTCACTTCCACTTCCTCTCCAGAACCAGTGACCCCTAGATTATCCAGGATCCAGTTCGGCGCGTATAAATCATCGCCTACTACTTCCGTGTTCGGCGTTCCGAGAGCAATATACACCTTCTTAGCCCGATGAGTCATTTCACATACGAGCCTGGACCCCGGATTATCTTCCGTGATCCGGTCCCAGTTACGCAGTGATACGGCAAGCGTGGCCCAATCGGGGGAACTCACAAACGCGGATGACCATATTTTCATGGAAGTATTCGCACCATCCAGTATAAATCCTGGTCAATTTTAGTGTAAAGCGTCATGCCCACCATCCCCCCATTTGAGACGGCCCTCTCAACAGTCCCTTTGAATGAACTACAACGCGCAGTGATGCAAGGGCGCTATGTCCCTCTTGTTACCCATCTGCGTAATCGGACGGCGCAAATATCCTTCATGTTCCACACATCGCGTATTATTATAACGGTGGGCTCTCTCATCGTCCCAGCCCTTCTTTCTATACAGGGTGTATCTAACACGAATGTCAGTATCTATTGGGGCACCTGGATTGTCTCGCTTTTTGTGACGATTTGTAATGCGCTCCTTGCGTTGTTTAAATTCGATAAGCGCTACTACTACTTGCACACTGTGCTCGAACAGATGATTTCGGAGGGATGGCAGTATATTGAGCTGACTGGAAAATATAGCATTGTTCATCCACCTCACATGAGCTCTACGCACGAAAACCAGTTCGTGTATTTTTGCCACTCTGTGGAAAAGATACGGATGCGGCAGGTGGAGGAAGAATATTATAAGATCGCCGAATCACAGAATCAGGTGTCACAAGGGAAGCCTGAGATGAAGGCAATCACGCTCATTCCGCCTACACCTCAGCAGGGAGAGCTTAGCGCACTTCCTACAGAAATAGTGGATGCTGTTAAAAAACAACTTTCCAATACTAAAGTAGATAATGCAGAAGAAGAAAATAAAAAAGGGGACGAAAAAAATAATCAAAACTGGGCGAAAGAGTCAGTGTCAGTGTCTTTCCCAATGTAAATCAAAATCACTTCCTGGGGAGGCATTTTGTAAGGAACATTTACGCGCATGCCCTGCACAATCGTATGAAAGTGGCTGGGAGCCAAACTATGATCCGAAATTCTGGAATAAAAAATTTCAGCTACAAGATACTCACAATTGTTTTTCGTATGCTATGAATGTCAATGATCCGAAACAGCTAGTGGATTGTAGGACAGTAAGAGATTGTAACGTTCCTTTTCATCAGCCCGGTAGTGCATCTGGAACAGTTGGATTTAATTCTAATAAGCCAAAAACGTGTCCAAATATGGTAAAACGTATTCTTGGTGATAATCCGAACGTTCAAATGTCGAAATTCGAGGAGAAGTGTCCGCCGAAAACATCGCAGATTGCCCTCGTAGTCGATGCATCCGATGATTATCATTTTTTGCGGAAAGATAAAGGTGGTTATTGGTCACAGAAATCTGGTGCCAGGCCTGTAACTAATCTTGATGCGGGAGGGCATAAAATATGGAATCCACAACTATGTGATTTAGATTACACCAAAAATGGGAGTGATCTAAACTACGATATATTTTGTGGGTTCATGTGTGTTCCTCGCGAGCAGCCCTTGTATTTACGTGTAGGTGGTGGAAAAACGCGTAAAAGGAGCTCCAGGGCTTAGGGTTTAGTCGCCACGGGTACATTTTTACGAATCTCTTGTTTTTTGTCAAGCCAGGCCTTGCCCGCTTTACTAATGACAAGTTTATTCATAGGATTATACATATAAAGTGCTTCCAAGCAATCTAAACGCTGTTTCGGCGAGGCTTTCAGAAGGCCGGTAATAATTTCTTTAATAATAGGGCGTTTTTCTTTCCATTGCTGACCCCATTTTTCATTATTTTCAAACGAATATGTTGTATGCAGCATTTCTAGAATTTTACACAACATCGTCCCCACGGCCCATGAATCTGCAACCGGCCAATATAAGCGATAAAAAGATACCCAATCTTTTGTTTGCGCAGTTTTCGAACTATTCCAAAATCGCATGAATTCATATCCTTGCTCATATCGGTCTATTCCAAAGAGTTTTTCACCAACTATGAACCCCCTTTTACTTTTAATAATGTCACTTACAATAGTCTCGAGTGGTATTCCCTCTGCAATTCCGTCGCGTGCTGTGCATTCTGGTGGAAGCTGAGAAAGGGTGGGATCATAATATGCTTTAAATCCATCGACAATATTTTTATCAATACGCGCAGAATAAAATGAACGTCCAAAGTCGATAAGGCGAGGGTGATAATTTTTATTAACTACAAGATTTCCACTATGAAGATCATTATGGATAAATCCATTTAAAACCAAATATGCCCCTATTTCAAGTAAATCTTCCATAAACTGAAAATAATTAAAATCATTCGGATTCAATTTAATATTTTTAAAAGAGCTTTGGAGGTCTTTGCCACCATATTCCATTTCAAAGTGCTGCATTACATCTACGCCCTTGCTTGAAAGCGGCTCACATTTATTTAGATCTTTTTCTATTTGCTGAGATTCAATGATAGGTGGTTCTCCTGGTTTTTTTTCACATACTGTCTCCATGATAGGAAGGATAAAATATTTTTTAGATTCCGGCTTATTTTTAAATAGCTCTGCTGCTATTAACTCATTTTTTGCATCTCCACCCACACACATCTTTCCGAGACGACCTGTTTTCCACCCCCCTATGGGAGTTTTCTTACCACGACATATTAACGGTGGATCGAATACACAGCCATATACGCCTTGTCCTAGTAGTCGCCCACCACTCATTATGAATGATAAATCATTCATTTTCTATAGTGCCGTTTGAAAAAATAGGGAGTAAAAGGGCGCTGCTTAAATTGACACATGACGGTAGATGTCCGGAGTAGTCTGGGTTGGATTATGCATCCTATTGGGAGCACTGATACTTGAAATATATGCTCCAAATAAACTCAATGAAGGGTTTCAGGTAATTGCTCAAACTACGCTTGAAGAAACGCCGCCTCCTACTTCAAATTTTTTTACAAACTTTATTTCACGCAGGTCCGATATTGGATTTGGTCGCGAAGAAAAGGGGTATTATCAGGATCTTAGATATTTTGCGGGTTATGCTGACGTCCAGCGTTACGGAGTTTTGAATGATTTCTGCCGCATGCTCACCCGTGGGACAGATACTGATGGAACGATTTTTGCATGCGCGCTTGCAGGAACTGTTGGAACGAGTTCTATAGGATTTCGCACAGCAACTGTAAAAGATGGATTTCGTCTAAGCCGCGATGATTATATGCGTGATATTACAAAAGAGGGACGGCAGGCATATTGTCGTATTTTGAAAGCGAAAGACTTTACATATCAACCACTTTGTTTGCGCGCGACAGACACTGGTTTTAATACCTTTGAGGAAATTGATACCGACCCTCCCGAAGAGATTGTTACCCTTTTGGATTTTTATTCGGGTTGTCAAATGTGGTTACGATTCCGTGATGACATGAAAGATTATGTAGATAAAAGTATTGTGCAAATCGCAGGAGGCATACGCATAGACGAAACGCCTCGGCCTGCAGTTACGCAGGGAGTATTCTTTAATGGCAAAGATCAATTCATTCGTTTAGGGGATAGTTCTGAGCTATCGCTTGGTAATAGTATTAAAATGAGATCTATTCGCGCCTTCAGCGTCTGGGTGAAATTTGATGAATTCACTAATAATGCACACATTTTTGATTTTGGAGACGGGCCTGGTATGAATAACGTATTCATGGGTATTGTTGGAAAGGGTGAGGGTGGCGATGATCCGAATGAACTGCGTCCTGGAGCCAAGTGTCCAGAAACCACTGTTCCTGATGCACCCAGTGGCGCACAATTCTGTAAAGAAATGACACCACAAGATCTATATTCTACTTCATCGGCGAATGTGGATGATTATACATGTCCTGGGTTTAACGATTTTCCTAGGAAACTTGATGCCATTCAGACAAAACCGTTGGATTCTCCCGTAAATGCTACCCGCGCCACTCTTATCTATGAAGTCTGGGAAAAGAAACTTCGCAAAGTGCAAATAAAAGTGAATCGCGCCATTCCTATTAAGAAATGGACACATATTGCAGTTACAGCAAAAAATATGGATGCTATGCGCCCAGATATTCATATTTATGTGAATGGAAATCTCATTGCCACACAAGAACAGGGATACCTGCCACAGGCCAAAGTGACCAGCAATAACTATCTCGGAAAGTCCAACTGGATGAACGATCTTTCAGATTATGAACTGCGCGACGAACTTTTCAGCGGCAGCATGTTCGACTTCAGAATGTATTCTTCTTTCTTGCCCGAGGTAAAAGTCAAGCGTATCCTTCAATGGGGAATGAATAAATTGGGAATGGATAACTCATTTTCTTCAGTAACGTAATCTGCGGCAAAAGGTGCCAGTATAAAGATATATTCTTATTATAACAGCATGTCATCCAGAAGAGTTTGCAACAGTATTGATAAATATTCATATTTATGCTACGGCAACGATACAATATCCAATTCTTTAGCTACACGCGGCTATTGGGAGAATAACTTAATTAAACACGCCGAAAAATATCTTAAGGATGATTCTATTATATTAGATATCGGTGCAAACATTGGTACATGGTCTATACCCCTTGCTATTAAAAATAGAAAAATATTTTCATTTGAGCCATATGATTCTTCTTACTATGCCCTATGTGGAAATATTTTTTTAAACAATAAGGAATCTATTATTTATCCACGCCATTGCGCCCTTACAGATAATATTGATAAAAAAACTACAATGATGCTTCCTGAAACTTGTAATATTGGTGGGTGTAAATTGGTAGAAACAGGCAACCCTGAACACACAAAAAATAAATATGCATTGGAAACCCTGGATTCATTTCAATTTGATAAGATTGACTTAATTAAAATAGACGTGGAGGGGCATGAACTGAATGTGTTAAAGGGTGGGGAACAAACTATTCTGAAATATAAACCGGTTATATTGTTTGAATGCTGGAGCAGTAACAGTATTCATTGGAAAGGGATCGTTAATACAGGCGTTGAATTGATGAGTTATATTCAAACCTTGGGATATAAGATTAATAAAGTAAATATTGATGGAAATGACAACTATGAGGCTTTACCTATCTGAGGTTCTCGCATTCACATTGATTACTACAAGGGTTGCAACAGTTCTCGCAACGGCTAGGACAGTTCATTGATTTGTGTGTGCGACAAACCATATCCCTACAATATCCGCAATATACCGCGAGGTATTCTTCTTTTTTATATTCTGTCCCAGCTTCGGCGAATATCCATCCACCTGGAAGAATATATTGTTCAAGTTTTACAATATACACGCTACCTGGCTCTAACTCGCTATTGCATTCTTCACAGTATGTTACACATTCTGTGCAGATCACATATTCTTCACCCCCTTCCCCATTTACAATGCTTGTTGCATCAACTTCTAAACATAGTATGCACTGTCTTTTATCTTCGGCCATGATCTATTCAGTGTGATATAAAAATCAAGCAATTTTACTGTTTGGCTTGGGAGCAACGCGCGGCTTTCCCGTGATTGCGGAAATGAGGCCAGGCTTCTGTTGGCAAAGGCGATTAAGTTCTGTAGGCCCATAGCATGTAAGTCCATGCTTCTTTATAGCCTCGTTATACATCCAATCGGCTGGAAGGAATACACCCTCTTTTTGTGCATCCGCAAATGTCTGTAAAACTGCGCGCATGGCTTTCTCTTTCATTATGACCGCGTGCGTCCCCCAGAATCGTTTGACTTTGGTATAGATCTCATTTATCTTTTCCGATTCCACGTATTCAGACGCACCCAGGAGAATCATATCCCATTCCACGGGAAGAACCTTTGTATAGTGAATAAATCCGTAAATATCATCTTGGACTGCAAGCATTTCACAGTCATCTTCAAAAATAAGAGCATATTGATGTTTCCCCTTTAGAGTCCCGTGAATAATATCAATATGACTGTGAGTACATCCAAGATGCCCACGAGGCACGGGTATTTTTTCGAATGGGTGCATTTTCGCAATCTTGGAAGATTTTTCCCAGTCTGTTCCATCCTTCGCAGAATATACTTCCACGGTATGAATCAGTGTTTTACGGAGCTTTTCTATAATGGGCATGCGTTCTGCTGCAGAATCCAAGTGAATCACAGCACAGCGATACATCTTCTTCTTTTAGAGATTTCCGACTTTAAACTCCTGGCGCGGGATCCACTGCAACGGCCTCTTTCTTGGGCTTGTAGATCGCCCGATGCGGGACCCAGACCCACTGCTCCTCAAACTGCGGCACGGCCATCCTATCACGCTTGGCCAGATCCTTGAGGGAGTCGTTGCCGAATACCCGGAGTTGCTCGAGACCGGGCTTACCGACGTCACGGAACCACGCCGAGAAAGCAATGGCCGCATCGTGCTTCACCGTGACGGCCTTCGCACTCGCAGCTGCTCTTATAAGGCGGTCCTGTTCCGTGTCCTGCGCAGCAGCGCGCCCTGTGCGCGCGGCTGTTTCAAAGGCTGCCGCAGCCCGCGATGCGGCTCGGGCCTGATTCGTAATCTGGTTCATCATATCCGAGCCAGCCGTTGCAAGTGTTTGAAGAATCTGGCCGATCTCCTTCTTACGCAAGAACTTGGCCTCGCTCAGCTCCAACTGCCTCTGCCACTCTTCCTCCGATAGTTCCTTCATCAAGTAGCCCACATCCGTATCTTTATTCATCAGCTGCGGCTGCCGCGCAGGATAATCACGCAGGCGCATCTCAATCAGCTCTCGCAAATTCCGATGAATCTCATACAGAGAGTCGCGTTCTGCGTGGCTCAAATAGCTGTCGCGCATATAACTCATGAGTTGCGCAACCGTGGGCAGACCTCCGCAGGGAATATCACCCACTTCACGTGCCGGCGCCCCACCACCCTGGCGACGCAACCACTCATAGTAGTGCGGGTTGTGAATCGTCCCCACAATCACCGTGCCACTCTGCCATGAGAAGGCTGTGTTACAGCCATCCATAACACACCACATCTGGTCACACC